AATCGTCCTGCCTCAAAGAATTATCCCCCATTCAATATAGTCAAAAGCGACAACGACAATCAGTATCTGATCGAAATGGCTGTCGCTGGATTCTCGGAAGACGATCTCGAAGTGACGCTCAAAGAAAATGAGTTGTCAATTATAGGACGTAAAGAGGCCCCTGACCATGATGAAACTGGTGTTCTTCATAGCGGTCTTGCTAAACGTAACTTCAAAACGCGTTTTACTATTGATAGACAGATTGAAGTTACTAGTGTCGATTTGACAAATGGTATGTTGGTTATTAAACTTGAGAGGGTAATACCTGAAGAGGAAAAACCACGCACACTTAAGATCAATGGGCCAATTGAAAACCCACAGGTCTTGAATGGTTAACTTTATTGGTGGAGGGGCTTAGGCCCCTCTACTTTTCGGAATGGATGCCGTGAAAGAAGAGAAAGAATTGAAAGAGCACGAACACGCTTCGAAGACTCTTACCCCAAAAAAAGAACATCATCCTTTTAGTTGGTGGTTGAAATGGGCATCATCAATTGTCTTGATTTTTGCAATGATCTTGACAACCCATAACCTATGGCCTTGGAATATGTTTCTTCAATTTGTTGGAGTAGCTGGATGGCTTTGGGTATCTATTATTTGGAATGATAGAGCACTTATCGTGGTAAATGCAGTTGCAGCAAGTATCTTTATGAACGGGATTGTTGGATATATAATTAAATGACTGAATTCTTTACCAATGTCGAACGTTACAAAAATGATATTCTCTATATTGGATACAAGAATGGTAAGCGGGTTCAGCAGAGAATTCCATTTCGACCAACATTGTATTTGCCAACTAAAAACTCAACCAATCTAGCTGGTTTAGATGGCCGGCCTATTGCACCTCGTGATTTTAGATCAATGGGTGATTGTAATGCGTTTATTAAACAGAATGGTGAGATCTCTAATTTCTTAATGTATGGTCTTTCCAATTTTCCAGAGCAATATATAGCTCAGAGATTTCCTGATGGTTGTGAAGATACCTTTGATCGAGATGTGCTTAATGTAACATTTATTGATATTGAGGTAGAATCTGATGATGGATTTCCTCAACCAGAACTTGCAGAAAAAGCAGTTACAGCAATTTGTGTTAAGAATAACATTGATAACATATATCATGTTTTTGGTTGTGGAAATTATACTGAGCATCGAGATGATGTAAAATACCATAAAGCTGACGGTGAAAAGAATTTACTTAAAGAGTTTCTAACATTTTGGGTATCCAATCCTCCGGATATTTTGAGTGGCTGGAATAGTCACTATTTCGATATACCATATTTGGTTAATAGAATTTCAAAGGTTCTAGGATATGAATGGAATGAGCATTTAAGTCCATGGGGATTACCTCCAGATCAGAGGTCCTTTGGAAATAATGATATGAATTTCGAAATACCCGGCATTCAGTCATTAGATTATTTACCACTATTTAAGAAACTTGGTTATACCTATGGAACCCAAGAGTCTTATAAGCTTGATAATATTGCCAATGTAGTCCTTGGCGAAAAGAAAATGGATTACTCTGAATATGGAAGTCTATTTTCTTTGTATAAAGAGGACTTTCAAAAGTTTATTGAATATAATGTTAAGGATGTTGAATTAGTCCAAAGAATGGAAGACAAACTTCAGCTCTTAACTCTTTGTCTTACACTAGGATATAAGGCAAATGTATGTGCTGGAACCTCTATGGGTTCAGTGAAAATCTGGGATTGTTATATATACAATGTACTGAAACGTATCAATATAATTATTCCATTTGTTCCTAGACGTGATAGTGATCGAAGTATTGAAGGAGCCTATGTTAAAGAACCAATCGTGGGTATGCATGATTGGGTTGTGTCATTTGATCTAAATTCTCTATACCCATCAATCATTCGACAATATAATATGTCACCAGAAACTATTATTGATGGAGTCATCGACAATGTTAGCGTTAACACTGTGGTCGCCAATGAACCCTTCACCGTACCAGATGGACAAATCTTATGTGCCACCGGTCAGACTTTCAACGCAAATCAAAAGGGTATTTTCCCTGCTATTGTTGAAAAGCTGTATAACGAACGGGTAAAAATCAAACAAAAGACTTTGGCATTAAAATCAGAAGCACAAAAGGTTAAGGGAGTTGAACGAGCAAAAATAATGCATGAAGTAGCCAGTTTGGATAATAATCAAATGGCTATTAAAATTATGCTAAACTCTCTTTATGGAGCCATGAGTAATAAATGGTTTCGATATTATGATAATAGAATTGCAGAAGGCATTACCATTACAGGTCAAGCCACTATTCGGTGGGGTGAAAACGCAATCAACAATTATTTAAATAAAGTACTCAAAACGGAGAACAAAGATTATGTTATCGCCATTGACACCGATTCCCTTTACGTTAATTTTGGTGGTCTTGTGGACCATGTATACGACGGCTTGGCCGACCATACAGTAATTACTGACTTTTTGGATAAGGTTTCAAAGGAGAAAATTGAACCCCTGTTGGAGAATGCGTATATAGATCTTCAAAAGAAAATGAATTGCCCAACCAATATTATGGAAATGGCTAGAGAATGTATTGCCTCTCGAGCAGTATGGACTGGTAAAAAACGATATGTCATGAATGTATATGACAATGAGGGAGTTAGATATACAGAGCCTCAAATTAAAGTTACAGGGCTAGAATCAGTTAGATCTTCTACTCCACAAGTTTGTAGAAAAATGATTGAGGAAACTATGTCCTTGATCCTACGAGAAAATGAAAAAGCAGTTCAAGATTTTATTTTATCTGCTCGTAATGAGTTCCAAACATTACCAGCAGAAGATGTAGCATTTCCAAGAGGTGTTAATAACGTTAAGCAATATAGCAGTCGAAATGAGATCTATAAAAAGTCTACACCAATGCATGTTAGGGCTGCAATTCTTTATAATAAAATGATCCAAGATAGGAAATTAACCAAGAAATATGAACTTATTGGAGATGGCGATAAGATGAAATTCATCTATATGAAGAAGCCTAATCCCAATCAAGAAAATGTTTTGGCTTTTCCTGATATTCTACCCCCAGAATTTGAATTTGAAAAATATGTCGACTATGAAACTCAGTTCCTGAAAGCGTATTTAGAACCTATAAATAGTATACTTGACGCAGTTGGGTGGAGTTCTGAAGAACGATCTACCCTGGAGGATTTCTTTTCATGAGCGACTACAAAATTCCTGAGGAGTATTCTAAAGCAGACTTTGGATTTTCTGCAATTGACGAGGCTACATATAAAGCCCAGCAAGCAGTTAATGAGGTAACACCTCCATCCATTGATGAGAACGATGTTAATCGAGCTATATTAAATGCTTTGAGTCCCTTAGAAGATAAAATAGATTTGCTATTAAAACAAAAACGAGCTAGTGACGACGAAAATGTTCAGATGGCCATTACTGGTGCTAATGAAGATGCAGCTGGAAAAGTCTCACAGCTTGAAGAAATTATCATGCCGTTGTTAGTTAATTTACTAAAAACAGCAGATAAAGAATATATCCATTGGCCTAATCGTGAAAATGCAATTAATGAGCAAATTAAGAAAGTTCTAAAAATCACGAGGGGTTAATGGGATTTCTTACTCTTTTTATAGCAATTGCGATATCAGCAGTTGCAGCGTGGTATTCTATTGTCGGGCTTATGGCAATATTTTCTGCTGCAGCAATCCCTATTGCAATTATGGGCGGTGTACTTGAGGTTGGAAAACTAGTCACTGCCAGTTGGCTATATCAAAATTGGAAGAAAATACCTAAAACACTGAAAGTTTATTTAACTTCAGCTGTTATCATTTTGATGTTTATCACATCAATGGGTATTTTTGGATTTCTGTCTAAAGCCCACATTGACCAAACAGTCGTTAGTGGGGATAACAGTCTACAGATAACACAACTTGATAAACAAATTGAACGTGAACAAAGGACTATAAATGATGCAGAAAAAGTTATCGTACAACTCGATGCTCAAGTCGCAACTCTTATCGAATACGATCGCATCCGCGGACCTAGTGGATCGATTGCAGTTCGGCGAAGTCAGCAAGCAGAACGACGAGATCTTAACCAGGTTATCGGTGAGGGCTCAACTAGAATTGCTAAAATCCAAGAAAAAAGAGCAGGCCTTGAAAAAGAACAGCTAAAATTAGAAGCTGAAGTAGGACCAATTAGATATGTTGCCGAATTATTTTATGGAGAAAAAGCAGATCGGGAAATGCTTGAGGCTGCTGTTAGGTGGGTTATTATTGTTATCATTTTCGTTTTTGACCCTTTGGCTGTCTTACTACTCATTGCAGCTAATATGGACTTAAGAAAAAGATATGAATCCAAGAAACGAACACGTAAACGCAGGCAGCAAAAATCTAATTCCGTTAAAGTTGTTAATACCCCATTGGAACAAGTATGGGAAGCAGAAGAAGAAGTTATTGCAACTGTTGCAGATACAGAAATCAAATCAAAAACTGAAATCAGGCCGGGTTATCTAACCAATAGTTGAAGCCTTTAACGTTTACAAACCATTGATCTTGATATACAATAATATATTAGATGGAGTTATACTATGACTAATTTTATGCGTGATCTTGTTAAACAGATCAATGATGAGAATACTCATATGGTAGAAGACGAAGTGTCTTCATCCGAGTTCTCAGGTACTATTGATACCGGAAGTTATATTCTTAATGCTGCATTTTCCGGTAGCATTTTTGGCGGCATTCCAAACAATAAAATTACAGCATTTGCTGGAGAAACATCAACAGGGAAAACCTTTTTTGCCCTTGGTGTTATCAAACAGTTTCTGGATAAAAATCCAGATGGTGGGGTTCTATATTATGATACAGAAGCCGCTGTTACAAAGGCCATTATGGAACAACGGGGAATCGATTCAAGTCGAGTAGCCGTTGTTGAACCCACCACTATTCAAGAGTTTAGGAAACATGCATTAGATGTTCTAGATGCAGTTGGTAAAGATCATCCACCTATGGTTATGATCCTAGACTCTCTTGGTCAGCTATCTACAACAAAAGAAATTGAAGATACTGCTGAAGGTAAAGAAACAAGGGATATGACTAAGGCCCAAGTTATTAAAGCCACATTTAGAGTGTTGAGTTTAAAACTAGCCAAAGCCAAAATTCCAATGCTTATAACTAATCATGTCTATGATGTGATTGGATCTTATTTCCCTATGAAGGAAATGTCCGGTGGATCAGGCCTAAAATATTCTGCATCTCAAATTGCTTTCCTTTCTAAGCGTAAAGAAAAAGATGGAACGGATGTTATTGGTAACCTAATTAAGGTACGAATGGTTAAATCCCGTTTCACCAAGGAAAATAAAGAGATTGAAGTCAAATTGACCTATGATAAAGGTCTTGATCGATATTATGGTTTATTGGATCTTGCTGAATCTGCTGGAATCTTTAAGAAAGTATCTACTCGTTATGAATTAGAAAATGGCACTAAAGTATTTGGTAAAGCCATTATGAACGATCCAGAAAAATATTTTACTGAAGATGTTCTACAAAAATTGGAAGAACATGCCGGTTCCGTATTCATGTATGGCGCTGAGGAAGATGAGGTAGAAGATGAAGATAATCCCGTCGAAGGAACATGAAACAGAATTAAGTGCCTTCAATAAACCTGCAAGAACACTTAGATATATTAGGGTTGATGAACACAATTCTGAAGCCAACACAGCAATATTAGAAATTACTAATTATCCAAAGTTTAATGGAATTAAGTATTTCTATACTGATGTTGGATTTGAAGATGGAGATGGTGAAGAGGTAAAACTTCGCTTCACATATGATATTGTTGAAACTCCATTGACTATGGATATTGAAACATTTTCAGATAGAGATATGGAAGAATTTGATACTTTACTTGGAGATGTTTTAGTTTCATTTGTGATGTCTAATACCGCCAAAGGAACGTTAAATGCAGACAATTGAGCGATCAATTCTAACTAATCTATTAAAAGATGAAGAATACTCGCGTAAAGTTCTCCCATTTTTAGATCCGTCGTATTTTCAAGATAATACAGAAAAGATTTTGTTCAGCAAAATTGCTGAATTCACGGTCAAATATAATACTACTCCTACAAATGAGAGTCTTATTATTGACCTTAATAATGATACCAAAATTAATGAACAAGAACTAGCATCTTGTCATGAATTCTTCGAAGCGCCAATTGAAGAGGTGAATAAAGATTGGCTATACGAAAATACAGAAGCTTGGTGTCAAGAAAAGGCGATCTATAATGCAATTATGGAGTCAATTAGTATCCTCGATGATAGAGGAGGGGATAAAGACAAAGGCTCGATCCCGGTTCTTTTATCCGACGCTTTATCTGTTAGTTTTGATAGTTCTATTGGGCATGATTACTTTGTCGATGCAGAAGAACGATTCGATTTCTACCATGCAGTCGAATCAAAAATTCCATTTGACTTAGATTATTTTAATAAGATCACTCAAGGCGGCCTTCCAAATAAGTCGCTTAATATCATTCTTGCCGGCACTGGGGTTGGTAAAACTCTAGCTATGTGCCATTTTGCTTCTTCCAATCTCATGGTCGGCAAGAATGTCTTATATATAACCTTAGAGATGGCAGAAGAAAGAATCTCAGAAAGGATTGATGCAAATCTATTAAATATTCCAGTAGATGATCTTAAAACTATTTCCAAAGATATGTATCAAGAAAAGATTGGAAAGCTTGGATTTAAAACTACTGGTAAGCTTATTGTCAAAGAATATCCAACAGCATCTGTAGGTTCTGGTCATTTTAGGCATTTGCTGAATGAGCTTAAATTGAAAAAGAATTTCATTCCAGATATTATCTATATTGATTATATTAATATCTGCCAGAGTACCCGTCTTAAAAATGCTGCAAATATCAATAGCTATTCATATATTAAAGCAATTGCTGAAGAACTTAGAGGATTGGCTGTTGAAAAAGATGTTCCAATCATTAGTGCAACCCAAGTTAATAGATCTGGATTTACAAATTCAGATCCAGGATTAGAAGATACATCAGAAAGTTTTGCACTTCCAGCTACTGCAGATTTTATGTTTGCTTTAGTTACTAGTGACGATCTAGAAGCTCAAGGCCAATTGATGGTCAAACAGCTTAAAAATAGATATAGTGATCCAACCCAATATAAACGATTTGTAGTTGGAGTGGATAGAGCTAAAATGCGACTTTATGATGTAGAGGAATCTGCTCAAAATCTAACCGATGATTCTCCAGTGATGGATACTACTCATTTTGGTGAACGCCAGGATGAAGATGATAATATGCAGTGGCGTACTAAAAGTCATGGTCGGCGAGATTTTAGTAAATTATTTGCTACATGAAGTTAGAACATATATATTCATGGTTCACTCTTTTTATTGTTCTACTTATAGTTACAAACGTACTAGGTAGATACTTTTTTGATCTGCGTTTTGATTTTGCCGTAGATATTAGTTGGCAATTATACGCAATGTTGATCATGTTAGGATCATCTTATGCACTCTCCAAGGGGAGCCATATCAGAACTGATGTGTATTATAAAGTATTATCTGAGCGCAGAAAGGCTGCAATCAATCTGTTCTCATACATATTTCTTTTCTTTCCTGCTTTCGGTATTCTTACATATTGTTCTTTTTTCGATACTGCTAAGTCCATAGAAATAAATGAGCGTTCAAGCGCTACAATGGAACAATTTATTATTTGGCCTATGAAAATTGGAATAACATTAGGATTGGTACTATTGTTAATTCAAGGTCTGATTGAGACGAAGAAATGTATTAAATGCTTGCGATCATAATGTTATTTACCATGATCGTCGGCATATTTGTCGGCGTTCCGGTTAGTTTTACTCTTATATTTTTAGCTCTTGGATTTGGATACGCTCATGTGGGTCTCAATATTTTTGATCTTGCTTACTATAACCTTCTAGGAGGTTTAAGCAACGAAGTTTTTATGGCTATACCTATGTTCATATTCATGGGATATATCTGTGAACGTAGTGGATTAGTTAAGGATTTATTCGAAACACTTAAGAAATTATTAAGTTCAGTTAGAGGAAGTCTATATATTATTGTCATTCTTCTTTCAGTTCTTGTAAGTCTTGCAACAGGTGTTGTTGGTGCATCTATAACATTACTTGGAATTATGGCGGCTCCAAGTATGATAAGATTAGGATATGATCCTAAGTTAAGTGCTGGTGTTATTGCTGGTGGTGGTTCCCTTATTTGTATTCCACCTGCAGTTCCATTAATTGTAATGGCACCAACTATGAATTTAAATATTGTGGATCTATATGCAGCTTCAATGGGTCCTGGTCTTTTAGTCGCATTATTGTATATTTTTTATTGTATGTACCAAGTGAAGACCAAACCTGAAGTAGCGCCTGCAATTGAAAAAGAAGACATCACCATTACTCTATTGGGTAAATTATTTGTTGATGTATTACCATTAGCATTCTTGATTATGGTTACTCTTGGTTCAATGTTGGCAGGAATGGCTACAAGTACAGAAGCCGGAGCGTTTGGTGCAACTGGAGCTCTTTTATTAGCTTCACGTAAATTGAGTATAAATAAACTTCATAGCGCATTGCTTAAGACGTGTGAAACTTCAGCAGTCGTTATGCTCCTTGCAATCGCATCTACTATTTTTGGAGCAGTTTTTACAAATCTTGGTGGTGATACAATCATTATAGATACCATGAACTCTTTACCCATACCACCATGGGCAATTGTTGGTTCTATATTAGTATTATGTCATCTCCTCGGTTGGCCCTTTGAGTGGCCAGTTGTGGTGTTGGTATTTTTACCAATATTTCTACCCATATTAATTCAGACAGGAGTTGATTTATTATGGTTTGGTGCAGCACTTGGAATAGTCATACAAACAGCTTATCTGACTCCTCCAGTTGCTCTTACAGCGTATTATCTTAAACAGGTAGTACCAAGTTGGGATCTTGGCATGATATTTAAAGCCATGATGCCGTTTATGTGGATCCAGGTTATTGCAGTCATCATCCTGTTTATGGCTCCATCTATAGCGACCTGGTTTCCTCATTATCTTAAAGAAGAACCGAAAATTATAAATAAAATAGAGGGAGAAGTAGACTTCCTCAATTCGGGTGAATTTCGTAATTAAGTAGAGATTGGAGTATATTAATGAAAAAGCTACTTATCGCGCTTGTCGCTTTTTTCGCGGTTTCTTATACGGCTCAAGCCAAAGAACTCAAAATCGCGAGTTCCTTTCCAGCAATTAGTACATTTAACGAACAGCTAGCTTATATGGCTGGTCGTATTGATGTGCTGACAGACAGTAAGGTTAAATTTAAGATCCATCCATCAGGAGCGTTGGTTCCTGCATTTCAAGTACTAGACGCAACCGCATCTGGTGCAGTTGATGGTGCATGGACACAGAGTTATTATTGGGTCGGTAAGGATAAAACCCTTGGACTTTTTAATAGCCCTCTTGGTGGTCCGTATGGAATGGACGGAATTGATTTTCTGGGATGGATGTTCCATGGTGGAGGTCTAGAACTCTATCGTGAATTCTACCAGACAAAATTGAAACTGGATGTGGTACCATTTCCAGCTATGCCTACTCAGAACCAACCACTTGGATGGTTCCATAGGCCCATCAAAAATCTAGCAGATTTGCCAAATTTCAAATGCCGACAGACTGGTATTAATGTTGAACTGTATGCTCGTATGGGTATGCAGACAATCGGAATGCCAGGAGGAGAAATCCTTGCAGCTGGTCAAAAGGGTGTAATTAATTGCGCCGAATTTGTTGGCGGATTGGAAGATGAACGACTTGGATTTCCAACTATTTGGAAGTATTATTATCTGAATAGTTTGCATGAGCATAGTAATACTGGAGATCTTATTATTAACGGTAAAGTATGGCGGAGTCTGTCTAAGCAACAGCAAGCTTCTATTAGATCTGCTGCATATGAATCCTACCTATATTGGCTAACCGATATTCAGGCTAAGAATGGCGAAGCTCTGAAACGAATGGTCAAGAAACACGGAGTCAAGGTTATGAGAACTCCGGCCGATATTCTGATTGCTGAACTGAAAACCATCGATACTATGTTTGCTGAAGAGTCTGCAAAGAATCCTTGGTTTAAGAAAGTTCTAGCTAGTCAGAAAGCTTGGGCTGCGAAAGTAGTCCCATTCAAGAATGTCGCATTTACACCATACAGCTATGCGGCAAACTATTATTGGGGTAAGAAATAGGAGGTTTCATGTACGAAATTAAGACCCGCAATAAGAAATATGTGCTGATTGAGGTTGCGACCGATTTGGTTATCGCGATAGCCAATAGGGCAAGAGACCTCAGAGAACTAAAATCTAATCTTGAAGCCGGTTGCGCATTCGGTGGGGTTACTCCCAATTTCTTCGTTACGCCACCGATTGAGGTTAGTTCAGTGAAATAATTCACTTTTCTTAAAAAAAATCACCTATTTTAGTGTTTGATTTCAATGGCTTAGGAAAAAAAATCACAAGCTATTGATTTCAAACACTTTTTTTGTGCACTTTTTTGTTTACATTTACCCAAAAGTATGGTAGAATCTATATATAGGATGAAACAGGAACAACAGATTATGTATGACTTCGACGAACAAACTCTCAGCGACCTCCACAAAGACGCTCGTGGATTCCGTCCTCGCAGCGAGCTCTTTTGGGCTACGTGGGCCACGCAGGATGCTGATGGTAAGCAGGCCATCTGGGATGGTCTCATTCGTGAGCTCGATCAAGCCCAGGCTGAAGAAGCTCAACGTGAGAAGGAAGCTCTCGCTGAGTTCAAAAGCCAGATCACAGCAGTCATTGCTGCTGGTGCTGGTAATCGCATCACCGCTCTTCGTTGGATAACGTCAACAGAGATGTTCTACCATCGTCAGTGCGTTGAGGGTTGGGTATATGGACAGGGTATCCTATTCACCGACTATGGTCGTGAGCTCGTTGAGGAGCTCATGGAAATTGTAACTTTTGAGGAGATTGAATAATGGCTATGTTTGCTGACCGCGAGAATTCTTACTGGGACCACAGTGGTCGCTTTCAGAATGTTGCTGATAAGCTTAACGAACTGATCCCAATGCAGGGTGAAGTCGGAGGTGGTCGTAAGAACGAACGCCTAGAAGAGTTCCGTAAGGCACAGAACCAGTACTACGATCTGTATAACAATGGATTATGCAATCGCCATCATGGTTTCAAACAGCGTTTCGGTGTTGCCCCTTATCAGGCACTCCACTATAATAACCCGAAGTACCATGCCATCATAAATAAAAAGATGGATCAGATTATTATCATGGCTGCAGCCGAGCAAGGTTTGCTTGACATGATTGTAGAAAATCCGGCAGAAGCTAAAGCCAAGCCGGAAATCTTGATGAGTCCAGACCGTGCGGCCTAGGCTTTTCAACCACGATCATTTGGGTTTTCGTTACCGTCCTGACGAGGTGCGAGAGGACGATAACATAAAGATCTATCATGAGATCTTTGATCCAGATGGTCGTTTTATTTTCGGTCCGTGGTCGCCGTACAAAATGCCCACAATCGCAGATGTTGAACGTTTTATAGAGGATCTAATCAATGAAGACATTCGTTAATGATGAAGCGATTTCCATATCAGGAACTTCGCTAATGGGATATATCAAAACAACGTATTCCGATCTGGTCGAAAAGTTTGGAGAGCCAACCCATGAAAATGGTGATAAAACCACCGTTGAATGGTCCCTTCAATTTTTTGATGGTGATACCGGTGACTTTGTTACGGCTACCATCTATGATTGGAAAATGCACGGTACTCCGTTTGGCGAATATAATTGGCATATTGGTGGCCATGGCATGGAAGCCGTTGATGAAGTCTATGAGGCGATGGGTATATGAGAATTTATGTTAAAAGTTGCCAGATGCGCAACTCTAAGCGTAAAATCGATGGGTGTTTATCCATTGCTGAATTTGTGCGTAGACATCTTATGCCGAGACAGAAGAACCTCGAAATTAACCTAGAGTTTGTTCGAGATCTATATGATAAAGAGGCAATCTATGGCGATTGCTATGCACCAGATGAAGACTATCGCCCAAAGACCTTCAACATTCGTATTATGGGAAATATGAAATCCCGTAGTGTAATCCAAACCATGGCTCATGAAATGGTTCATGTACGTCAGTATGCGCAGGGTCATCTTCGCCAATATATAAAGGCCCGAATGGTAGAGGCCAAAGGCGAACAGAAAATGGTCTGGGACTCAGAGCATCATTGGTATGGTGAAAAGGTTAACGAAAAACAACACTATTATGATCTACCTTGGGAGATTGAAGCTCATGGTAGAGAAGAAGGTTTGTTTGTTCGATGGGCTGAGCATAACGGTATAGGGCATCTTAAGTGGACTCAAACTGAGGTCTAAAATAATTATAAATAGTGTTAGGAGGATTAGTCTATGCCTAAGAGTCTTAAATACTATTTGCGTGAAAAAGCTACAGCTATGGCCCCTGGTGAATGGACCAAGCCTAATGGTAAAACAGGGGAATTTAGATTAGCCATTTTGCGTGACTTAGGAAAGAAGGGTGAAGAAATCGAGTTAGTTGATGGCCGGAAGGCTAAAATTACTGATACGGAAACCCTATTTGCTAACATTGCTCAATTTGAGACTGATGGCAAAACCTTTGAGATCCCAACAAAACAGGGTGTTATTAAATCCAATCAAGTAGCAAAATCTGCAGTATTTGGTGGTGGCGGTGGAGCCGGTGGTGGTACCGATCAAACAGCCATAGCCGAACCTCAGACGTGTGTGTATATACACGCTATGCTTGATAATGGAGTTAATAGTCCTGATTTCTATCGTGAAAATAAGGATATACTCAAAAAGGCTTTTGCTAAAGGAGACTATGGAAAGACGACTTTTGAACAAATTTTAACGTTAGTTGATGATGACGGTTGGCATCAAAGTGCATGGTTATCTGCCAAAGTACTCATTGATGGTGGATACGTTCAAAAAGGTATGAAATTTCATCGTGACTCTGCCGAAATGAAGGCGATATATAAGGCAAAAAATGAGGCATTCAAGAACTCAGGGATGAAACCATTTTCTGATGATAAATGGAATCCAGGAGATGTTTGGGCCATTGCCAAAGGATTTAAAGCGAGTGATCTTGATACATCTAGTATCGACGCTCTGAATAAGGATTTGCTTGGGCTATATACTAATAGAAAGATTGTAGGTATATCTCTCAAGAAGGTTGGCAAAAAGGCTCAAGTCGTTCCAGAAAATATTAAACAACCACCTGAGACAGATAGCTATAAAGTTACAGCATATCGATTAAAGGGTAAATCAAGAGGAACAATTTGGACTAATAAGTCTGGTTCTATTGAATTTGATAACACTGGAGTGATTGGTATTAAGGCTAACAAATATATGGGTAGCCACAAAATGGAACTTGAAGGCAAGGGAGCTAGAGGTGGTGGAGCTGGTTGGCAAATTATTACTAATTCAGCTAAAAAGAATCTCAAGAAACGTATACCCGATACTGGAAACATCAAAAAGATGGCTCAAAGAATAGTCAAAGGTGATAAACGGGCAGTAGCCATGTTCCATGGAATGCTTAATGAGATAGAAGGTATTACCCTTGCAGAGGTAGAAGAGCAACTCAAGAATAAGAAAACCCTAGGTGATCCGGGTTGGGTTATGGCAAAATTGGCTGCTACATATATCATCTATTATGTGGCAAAAAATAAAGGCGCAAAGGCCAATGGATTTATCACTGACATAGTTAATTATGCTGGATCTAAAACCGCTGAAGGCGGTCCATATATCATAGTAAAGGCCTAACATGAAATCTTATAGTACATACCTCGCAGAGGCAAAAAATACTCATATGGAACACATAGAAGATATGATGTTCAATGAGGGAAAAAGTGGCGCTCTTAAAGCCATGAAATTTTTGCGAGATTTAAGGGATTATCTAGAAAGTGGATCAACCAAAGCAGTTAATTCTACTGTTAAGTGGGATGGTGCTCCAGCTATCATTGCTGGGATTGATCCAGAAGACGGGAAATTTTTTGTCGGTGCTAAAGGAGTTTTTGCGAAGACTCCAAAGACTATTAAGTCTCATGACGACATTACAAAGCATGGCTATAGCGGAGGCTTAGCCGAAAAATTAAAGACAGCCTTTGATAACCTAAAAGGTATAATCACTGATGGAGTTTATCAAGGCGATATTATGTTCTCCAAGGGAGATGTGAATACAGAGAAAATTGATGGTGAATCTTACTATACTTTCCACCCTAATACTATTGTTTATGCTGTTCCTACTAATAGTCCTTTGGGCGCTAAAATTAATAGCTCAAACATTGGGATTGTGTGGCATACTACTTATACTGGTGATTCTCTTGCTAATATGAGCGCATCATTTGGTAAGGATATAGCAACCAAAATGAAGGATAGTCCAAGTGTGTGGACCGCCGATGCAATGTATCATGACGCATCTGGCACGGCTACTTTTACAGCGAAAGAGACCAAGGAGCTTGATGCTATACTCAAAAAGGCTGAAGGCTCTCTATCTAAAATAAAAGGCAATATCTTAGAAACGATTGCAGCGGATACGCAGGTACGTAATTTGGTCAAATCTTATAATAATTCATACGTGAGAAAGGGTACACCATTCCCTAAAGTGAGGAGTCATGTCGCTGGACTCTATCGTCATATTAAACAATGGTTTGAAAAAGAGGAAGGTAAACGAAAATCCCCAGCAGGGAAAAAGAAGGTCAAGGATAAAAAAACGGATGCGATACAAAAAGTATTTTCAGACGTTAAAAACTTACTTCCGGTTTTCGAAACTTTTAACTACCTTACTCAAGCTAAAATGCTAGTGGTCGCCAAAATGAATAAAGCGGCCTCAATGAAGACATTCGTTAAAACATCCAAAGGATTTAAGATTACGAATCCAGAAGGCTATGTCGCAATCGGTAACGATGATGCTGTTAAGATTGTTGATCGCTGGGAGTTTAGTTTTAACAACTTTTCACCAACCATATTGAAAGGATGGGAAAAGTAATTTAATAGTGATTGAAGAATGTCAAGTATATTTATA